TAATTCCTAATAACGGTGTCGTTACATTAGATGCATGTGTTCCAACATATTTATATGTTTCACCATCATCATCTGAAATATATACATCAGCAGTATTTCCAGGTTCTTGTTGTGTATAAGTAACAGTAATATTATATTGCTCATTTGTTTTAAATTCAGTATAATTTACTTTTGCGCTAAGATTTAAAACTCCTGACGGTAAACTGATATAAATTGTTTCGGATACTGTTGATGAAACATTTCCAAAGCCATCAACTGCTTGAACATAAACGATATACGCACCGGCTTTATCGAATGGAATACTACAAGTATTAGAAGCTGTTGATTTGTATAATGTACAATTTTCTAAGCTAGCTCCATTCATGCCGTAATACACTCTATATATTTCAACATCTTTTGAAGTTGAATAATTCCATGTCGCATGAATATACGAATTTGAAACTGTCAACACAAGATTAGAAATAGAAGCAGGAGAAACACTCTTACCTTGAACATAAATTTTTATAGAATGCGTACCAACTCTTGCAACATTATAAATACATTTTACTTCTACTGTATAAGTTTCACCGATTTTCACATTTGGAATAGTTACACTATTTTCTAATGTTTGAACCTGAATAGATTTTCCAGACGAATCCGTTGCAATTACTAAATATCTTTCAGGCATTACATATGCTTGTCGTGTATTAAAAGATACAATTAAATCAGCAGAAACTGCACCGTTAATTGCTGTATAATAATTAATATTTCCAGTAATACTAGTAATTACGTCTGTATAAGGAAGAGTAGCTGAATAATTTATATCAGGATAATTTGTATAATCCCAATCATCTGCATATACGGCTTCATCATATTCAATCAGTTTTAATGTTACTTTTAAATCTCCAGATAATTTCGCACCGACAACACGGAAAGGTTTCACTACTCTTTCAACTTCACCAATTGTATATACATCATATTTCTCTGGCATTGGGTCGAACGGAGTTTTAGGCATTACTCGTTTAATATTATTCTTATAATTGATTACTAATTTTCGTGTCTGGATATTACCATCTTTATGAGAAATTTTTATTTGATATTCTTTGTTTTCAGCATATGCCGGGTCTGTATCTACTAATATACTTCCATCTTTATATAATTTTTCTATTCTACCGGAAGCAACACCTATGTTAGAAACTTCCGAGGAATATCCAACAACATCACCATACTCACAGCAAATACCATTGATATCCGTTTGTAAATCTAATGTTTGTAATTGTCTTTCATTTGTAGCTAATGCTCTTATTCCTTCTCTAAATGCTTGGGTTCTTCTTTTAACGCCGTATAATGTTAATTTTGCAGTGTTATCATCATCTTGATTAAAATATGGAGAACGTAAACAGAATTGAGTATTTTTAAAATCATTTTCTGAATCATTATACGTAATTTCGACAGAACGTGCTCTATCTTCTTTCGCATTAAATGAGCCTTGAATCGTTGATTTAGTAATATTACCATTTGTAAATATCTGGGAAATTGAAGCAGGTTTATCTGTAATGATTCCGTAGTAATTTCCATGGATTAATATGCAAGAATGTCCGACAGTGGCAGCTCTTTGTGCTGCATCATAGCGTTTTAGCTCTGTACCATAGAAATAATCAAATAGGAAACGTTTCTCGTATTCGTTTTCATTATTCAATATCATGTCATCTGCATATAAAGCAGCAGATTCCCACTGGGAATAATATTTATCTAGGCATTCATGTTTACATCCAAGAACAACATATTCATATTTATCTGTATTAATATTATATAATTTACGACAATGATGTAATATATCATACGCTGCCCAGATAGGATTATCTGCTCTTTTCTCCTCATATGTTTTTGTTTTTGGATTATATACTAATACATTATTTCTCTTTTGTTTCCAAGTAATATTAGGTAAATTACCAGACAATTGATTTGTAGCACGAATTTTAAAGCCTAATAATACTTGATTGGGATGTGAAAAAGCTTGATTTAAATAAGCAGTAATATATTTAAATACTACAGTAGAAACATCTCTGTTTGTATGCGGCGCACTAATTAAAGTAACTCTTATATCATATTTATCTTCAACTGGAGCTTGCCAACGATATTCTTTTGTAATTTCATCTGATGTATTTCCAGTCAAAGAATATGTTCCTACTTCTACAAATGTTGTAGCTGCTGCACCTGATTTTTTATATTCAATTTTAAACGTAACAGTAAGATTTTCGTTATTTCCCTCATCGTTCACATGATATAATCCGGAAGGACAATCTATTAAAACAGATAAATCTTTACATCTGTTCGTAGGTGTTGAACGTACAATTGGACTAGCTTCTTTCAGCTGTAAATTCACTTCAACATCTTGCGGAGTTTCTTTAAAGAAAGAAATAGGTTCTTGATTATTTGTACCATAACGGACTTCTGATTGGACTTCTGAGAAATTATCAATTGGAGTATTATCTAAACGAATGTCCGAAATTTCGTCTACAGGTCCATAACCACCGGAAACTAATACATTTAAATATTGTACATTATTTTCTGTAGTAATATGTGATAACAATAATTGTCCAGCTGGAATACATTCACCAAAAGTTTCACCTATAACATTTCCCGATGCTGAAGATAAGGTTGGAAGATTCCATGTGTATGCGCGATTTTGTTGTTGTGATTGTCCAAACTCAAATGATGGCACGTCTTGTGGAAAGATAGCATTGATAATTCTACTTCCAATCATCATTACTGCACCGGCAGCTAAATACGTACCTAAAGTTGCATGTGCTAATCCAAATAATTTACCTGTTGCAACAATTGAACCTGCAAACCATGCAAGAGCTGCTATTGCAACGAATGATAAGAATGATTTAAAGAAATCTCCACCACCGATATTAGGCATTTCCACCAAATAATCATCATCGGATATATATGTTTTCTTAAAATCCTCTTTTTTTACTTCATTACCATTTAAGAAATAAAGGTGAAAATCATCTTGTTTAACAAATTTATTTAATGTTTCTCTACCAGTATGATATACTTCTTCTTTTGTAGCTGTTTCCAAATGAAATGGATTTTTTACTTTTATATAATGTAATAACAATTAGTACACCTCCTTTAGTACCATGAATTATTTAATTTATAAAAACCTTTTATATGAGATTTCCATCTTCTGAATTTCCCAAGGCATGAACCTGTTTTACGATAAGCATGTAAAAAATGTTCAGAATCAACACAAATTCCAACATGGTCGCAGAAAATGTTTGGATTATTTAATAAATTAATTAATACTAAACAATAAGGTTCTGGATTATCTATTTCTATCCACTGATTCATCTTTAATGATGAATCATTTTTTTCTTTTATAAATTGCTCATTAATTTTATCTGTATCAAGAGCACTGATATAATAATCATCTAATTCTATATCAAATTCATTCTTATAAAATAATTTAATTAAATGCCAGCAATCTATTCCATCCAAGGAATCTCCCATATCCTTAAATGGTATACCCACATATTTTGAAATATTAACCGTTGATTCCAAAACTACCACCGAACCTTTCCAAAATCCTACAAGTAGATAAAGTATTTTTACATTGTTCTTCCCCACCTGTATATCCGCAACGTATATCTTTAAAAACAAAGGGACAATATTCTAAATAATATTTATGCATTGGGAATCCATGTGCTAATGTAGTTTTACTTCCAAGTTTAAATGTGACCCATTGCTCATCATATGTAGTTTGTGTAACAATAAAAGAAAATGTGTCTTCCGGTTCAATATTTATATATGGAACGGCATTTTTATTTCTAGTAAGTGTTTCCATATATACGACATCAATTTGCACTTCTGCATCACATAATCCATTATATGACTGGATAGCGTCTTGTATGACTTTTCCTGCATTGGAAACTTTAAGATTAACAGAATGTAATGTTTTCCCATCATCATCCATTAATGTATCTATGTTAACTGGAAACCTTGTATATAAAATATTATTGTATATAATATCTTCATTATTTCGAACAATATAAATGGGTTCTGTCGTCTCACTTTTTATTGAAAGAAATGTCAACCATGGAACAGAAGAAGTTAATTGATTACTAGCTAATTTTGCTGCTGTTGATAAATCAAGCATAATTATACCTCCGCGAATGTAATGGTAAAATGGAAACCGTATGGATAATCTTCTTGCATCTGAAGAGGACTATCAAATCTTACTTCAAATGTTTTTTCTGTAATATAATCATCAAATAAGAAACTTTTATATGTGCCTACTTTTTCATAGAAATTTCTTAACGATTCTGCATCATCTTCGGAAACAGCGTTCCAAGCGTAAGTAAATTTTCTCAACATTCTTGTTGTACGTGGTCTTGTATGTGTATATCCTGCCTGGTCTTCAGTCTTT